AGGATATTTAACACAGTTTGAAACAACTGAAACGGCAAGATTAGGTGCAGCTGGACAATATTTTGCTGATGTATTTTCAAGAGATACAAGTTCATACGAGTTTGGTGCATATGTAAATCATGCACGTTTAGTTGGTATGACAGATGGATTTATAACTAAAGATATGAATATACCTTTATCAGAAACAGGTGATATAACACAATTTCATACAAGGAATGTTAATTATTTGGGCAGTCCATCAGAAGATAGGCTAGGTAGTGTTACTACAATTCTTCCTAAAGACCTTGCTGATTTTATTATAGGGCAAATTAAAAATGGCATAAGGTCTCCTATGCAAAGACCTGATATAAATCTTGTAACTGCTGAAGAAATTAGAACAGAAGCTGGTAGAAGTATTATAAATCCTCAAAGATTATTACGTAATGCAGGTAATCAAGAACCATTAGGTGCTGGTTATATTAATTTTAGAAAATTAACTCCCGGACAAACACAACAGTTTTTTGCTAAATCAGGGTGGGATATTTACAGTGATGTATATCCAAATAAATTTAAAAAATCTTTAGATAAATTAGGTGTTAAGTTTAATGTAGAGGGTAAGTCTGTAAAAGATATATTAGCTGAAGTAGATAATGAGTTGACAATAGACAATGCATTAGACAGAGACTTTCATTCTAATAGATTCTTTGATACACCTTACGATGAACTAATACAAGAAGAACAAAATCAAGTAGATGAAATAATATTTAGATTAAAAGGAGAAATAAATAATAGAAAGGGTAGCACTTTATTATTACAAACAGCATTTAAAGATGGTGCAAGACTACTTAATAAAGGTCAGCCTACAAAAAAACATCAGTCAAGGTTTAATGTGCCTGTGTTTACTTTTGATACTGATGCGCAAGTAGAAAATAAACCTGCTAAATATTCTAGTACACCAGCAGATGCACAGAAAGCTAGTTATTGGAAAAGAATTGTAAACTTTTTAGGCAATCTTACAGAGAGTAAATTTTTTAGTGGTTTAGGTGCATTACCAGAAAGAAAAGAATATCAAAGAATAAAAGGATTAACTGCTGGTGAAATAACTAAAGCAGAAAATGTAGCTAAAGATTTTTATAATGATTTAGGACAGTATCTAAATCCTAGAAAATCAGGTAAATCTAAACAAGAACTTAATAGAAATGTTGAAGAATTTAATGCTTTTATTGAAGGTGGTATGGATGCAGACTCTGCGCTTATAACTGATGAAGGTTTAAGAAGGGTTGCAGTAAAAAGTAAACAAGCTATAGACAGAATAGGACAGATGTTAGTTCAAAGAGGTGTATTGCCAAGGTCTAAGTTTGAAGAAAATAGAGGAACGTATTTGCCTTTGTTATATATGAAGCATATTTTAAACAATCCTACAGGCACTAAGTTTTCATATACAAAAGCACGACAAGATTTAACAGATGAAACTAAATTAATATTAGGTGATATAACAGAGTTATCACCAGAGTATAGAGTATTAGCAGGTGTGCAAAGACCATTGCGTGATATGGCTATATTAGACTTTTTTAATCAAGTATCTAGGAATCAACAATGGGCAATACGTAATGATGATATGTTAGTGACTATTGAGCAAGGTGGAGTAGAACAAAAAGTTAGTGCCTTGTGGTTATTAGAAGAGGCTAAAAGATTAAGAGAACAGGCTACATATTTTGAGGTAGGACAGCCTGAACAAGCACAATCTATGAGAAGTCTTGCAAAACAGTATGAAGATTTAGGTATGCCAGTAGCAGAAAGACTTGGATATGGTGCAGATAAACCTTTAGATGAAAACTTCAAACGATTACCCACTACTAAACAGTATGGAATGATGAGAGGTGTAGCTGTTAGAAAAGAAATTTATGATGATGTTATAGGTACTTTTACTATGGGTAATACTGATAATGCATTTAGTAAAACTATAGCTGCTTTAGAAAAAGGCACAAGTATATGGAAGTTAATGAAAGTGCCTTTGAATCCACCAACTGTAGTGCGTAACGTAGGTTCTAACATGATACTTATGAATTTAGTAGGTGGTGTGCCTATACATAAAGTTATTCCTAGAATGAGACAGGCTATAAAAGAAATAAGTACTGGAGGTAAACATTGGCAGATAGCACAAGATTATGGTATTAAAAATACACAATTTACTAGCCAAGAAATGCTACAAATAAGTGAAGAATATTTAGATTTACTACAAGAAGTAGACCAACTAGGACCGGTTGCTAAGTTTTTTAGAATGCCAAAATTTTTAGCTGCAAAAATAGGTAAGACTGCTGGTGATGTATATCAATTTACAGAATCAGTAGGCAAGACAGCAGTAATGATAGATGCTATGGAGAGACAAGGACTATCTGAGTTTGATGCTTATCAACTTGCACAGAAAGCATTGTTTGATTATTCAGATGTACCTATGGCTGGTAAGTTATTTAGGAAAGCACCTATAGGTATGCCTTTCTTTACGTTTTATTACAAAGCATTTCCAGCTTTAGTAGAAACAGCTATCAATCATCCGTTTAGATATGCACCATATGTAGCATTATCAGCTGGGCTTACACAACTTACTGCATATGCATTTGGATTTGAAGATGATGAAGAAGAAAGATTACAAAAGTCTTTAGAACCTTGGCTTGCTAGAAGGACAGGTGTGTATGTATTACCTTTTAAAGATACAGATAATAGATATCAGTTTTTAGATATAGGTTATTTCTTTCCTTGGACTATGTATACAGATGCAGCAAGAGATGTTGCTAATGGTGATTTTTTTGAAGCACAAAGAACAACAGGATTTTTATCAGGACCTTTCTCAGATATTTTCTTAGCAATCAAAACAAATAAAGACCCGTTTACACAACGTACTATATGGGATAAGCGTGACCCTGTAGAAGATAGAATACAAAATATGTTTTGGTATATGTACAGTTTAGGTATGCCATCATGGTTAACACCTAATGGTGCTATAAGTAAAACTGCTAAAGCATTACAAGATACACCTAGACCTAATGGTTCACCCGGAGATACTATACCTCAAGCAATATTAAGATTTGTTGGTGTAAACGTATATGGTATAGATACAAAAGATACAAGAACAAGAAATATAAAAGCTATGGAAAGAGAGTTAGAAGATATAAAACAAAGATATAGATTTCGTAGAAGAGATGCACGTTCTAAAGGCGAGACAGAGGAGCAAAAAGAAAGACAAAGGCAAGCTTATATGCAACTAATAAAAGAAAAGAAGCAAGAATTACAAAACTATAAAAGAGATACAGCATTACCTAGAAGTGTTTTACAAAGAAGGAGTAGATTCCAAGATGGATAGAGATAAATTAGTAAAAGAAATAATACAGGATGAGGGATTTGTATATGAGATATATCACGACCATTTAGGATATCCTACTTTTGGTGTTGGACATTTAGTAATACCAAAAGATAAAGAATATGGACAGCCAGTAGGCACACCAGTATCAGAAGAAAGAATATTAGAATGTTTAAACTATGACATAGATATAGTGTGTATGGAACTAGATAAGAATATGCCTTGGTGGAAAGATTTAGATGATGATAAACAAAGAGTGATGGCTAATATGGCATTTAATTTAGGACTACCTAGATTGGGTAAGTTCAAAAAATTTTTGAAGGCTATGGAGGAAGGAGATTTCCAAACAGCTGCTGTCGAAATGATGGATAGTAAATGGGCGACACAGGTAGGTAACAGAGCCAAGCGGTTAAGAGATAGAGTAGTATCGTGACTGAAGCACTAAACTTAGTATCAGAACTAGGATTACCTATAGCTAGTGGGTTGATAATGGCTTTCTTTATATTCTTAGTGATGAAACAAATGATGGATGGTTTAGTAGATGAAATTAAAACTATAGAGGGTATATCTAAGATGCTTATAACTAGAGCATCTACTATGAACAACGACATAATACGTATAGATACTAGTGTATCGAGTGCGTTAAATATATCGCCTGACCTAGAGCGCATAGCTAGAGCAGAGAACTTTGTAGAGGATGGCAGTATAGATGCAAGGCGTGACTAATGGATATGGATATTGCCAAGTTAGTACAGGACTTTGGTTTTCCTGTGGTTATGGTAGGTGGACTAGGATACTTTGTTTATTTTGTATGGCAAACTATAACTCATAAGATAGACCCAGCTGTTAACCAAATGAAAACAACTATTATAAGACTAACAGACCAACTTAGATTGCTAGACCAAGACATGATACGTCTACAACAAAAGGTTAATACTGTTTTAGAAGTTAGAGAAAAAGAGGGGAGACATGAAACAGCAGAACCAAAAAATAAAAACGAAAAAGGAGTTAGAAGAGTTGATTAAACAACAACAGGATAGGCGTAATGGATAAAGCAAAAATTAAACAAATAGAAAGAGAGCAACTTGTATCAATAGACAATGTAATATTTGAACCCATGCCACGAGATAAATATATTTATGAATATACAAATGCAGAGTTTGAAAAAGATTTTATACATTTAGATAAAATAATTATTAGAGGTTCTTTGTCTGTAATATTTTTGACATTAGCAGGAATGATTTACTCAATTTATTTTATGTAATGGATAAGTGGGATAATTTTTTTATCATACTAAGCATTCTTAGTATTACATTATTTGTTGGTTATTTGAGTGCTGATGAAATGACGCACAAATTTAAGAATCCTAGTTTTTCAGGTATTGGTACATCTAGTCATTATTTAACTATAGAAAATCAAGAGTTTTCTAGGAAAGAAGCTGTACGTGAGGAGATAAAAGCTTATGCAGAAGAACTAGAACGTGAAGCTGATAATACTACATTAGCTAGATTTATACGTAATTTAGAATCACGTATATATGCACAGTTATCACGACAGTTGGTAGATAATTTGTTTGGAGAGTCGACATCAGACTTTGGAGTTTTAGAGTTAGAGGGTAACACTATTGAGTATAGGGTTGAGGATGACAAAGTAACATTATTAATTACAGATGAAGAAGGCAATACAACAGAAATTACTGTACCTCTCGGTTCTTTTACTTTCTAACTGTGCATTAATTATACCTCCGTTAGAAAATGCTATACCTCCTATAAGAGATATAGAGCCAGCTGAGATAGGTATTTTACTAACTGAGTTATCTAATGTAGATAAACCCATAAAGAAACCTGTAGTGGCTGTTTACACAAAGTCTTTTGAAGATAACACAGGACAACGTAGAAGTAATAGTCAGTATGCTAGTTTTAGTACAGCAGTAACACAAGCACCTGATGCATATTTGATTAGAGCATTAAAACACTCAGAAGTTTTTGATGTAGTAGAGCGCACGGGTTTAGATAATCTTACAAAAGAAAGACAGATTATACGTTCTGCTAGAGAAAAGTTTGATGAGAAACAAGACTTAAAACCTTTATTGTTTGCCGGTTTATTAATGGAAGGTGGTGTAATTAGTTATGAAACTAATGTTAAATCAGGTGGTGCAGGTGCAAGATACCTAGGTATTGGTGCATCAAAAGAATATAGACAGGACTCTGTAACTATATCTTTACGTACTGTATCTGTTTTAACAGGTAAAATATTAATAGAAGTGTTAGTTACTAAGACAATACTTAGTGCATCTATATCATCTGATGTGTTTAAATTTTATACAAATAATACTGAATTAGTTGAAATAGAAAGCGGTATAGTAGAGAATGAGTCTATAAACATTGCTTTGCAAATGGCTATTGAAACAGCTGTATTGCAAACTATTAAGGAGGGTTATGAACAAGGATACTGGAAAACAAGTTCTTGAACTTTTAAAAGCGATAATAGTAGGAATTGGTTTATTAATTTTATCTTTACATTTAATTAGTGCAGATAACGAAGTTTATATAGACCAATCAGGTGCAACATCTAATCTTGATATAGAACAAGTTGGTGGTAGCGGTAACATTATAGGTGGTGCTGATGCAACAGCTGGT